AACGATTGCATCACGGGGTTGCTTAACTTTACCCAATGAGCGTCAGATATTTGTGCGTCCCGATGGCATATATATGTGGTCAGGATCGGATCAGATCAACAAAATATCCTATCAGCTGGACGATGGATACTGGACCAGCTTAAACAGCGCACGATTGGAATTTATCCATGCCGTGTATTACGCATCTGTAAACGAAGTTTGGTTTTTTGTGCCGTATGGAACGAGCACCAAGATGAACCATGTCATCATCTATAACGAGCGTTTCGATACCTGGTATGGACCGTATTCGGGGTTTGATCGGGGTAGCAGTGCTATTGTGGATCAAAAGCCACATGCAGGTGCATTTGATGGCAAACTCTATGACATGGTATCGACCAATGACAATGACGATGGGACTTCAATTAGTGCCAATTTTATTACGGGATCGGTAGCTCCGCAGGGAGGCGAAACCCGTTTGCGCTGGCTGTATTCGAGAACCTTTTTTGACGACGCTGGAGACTATAACGTGTTGGTGACGCAGGAGTCTGGTGGACTCATTGGAACATCGGAAAACCTCAACATGGGTCAGGGTGCGTTCAAATTAGGCAGTTCCAAATTGGATCAGGACAAGATGGGGTCGTTGCGAATGCTATCGGGTGATCTCAACATGCAGGGGTATGATTCACAAAGCAGTTTGCAATACCAAAACAACAACTCAAATCAATTTTTTAGAATTAGACGAGCGCATATGATCTATCAGCCCATCGGCAAAATGCGTAGGTCTGCACAGTTATGATAATCGGAGTAAAACATGGCAAGAGCAGGTAGTTTTAACGTCCCAGGCAACTGGTTATATAGCTCCGGTGCGACTACACGCGGTCCACAGGGTAACATTAATGTAGATCAAAACAAAGCGCGAAAATACTTTCGGGGCTTAACGCCTGATTACAATTTTTCGGATGCAGATTTGGACATATTGATTGCTGGTCAGGATATACCAGGCCCAGCAGGTGACTATGCGATTCCAGGGTCAGGAATAAGAGCAAAAGCAGTTGCTGCTACCCCAGATAGTTTTGAGTTGTCAGGTCCTGCTGCACAAGGGCCAGGAGGAGGAAGTCAAGCCCCTCAACCTCCAGGTCCAAACGCAACAAATGAACAAATAGAGGCTTGGAAATTATATACTGAATCGCCAGAATATCAGGCTACGTTATCAGGAGGAGGACCAGGGAGTAGTGGGGCATCTCCACCCCCACCTCTACCTCCATCTCCACCTTTAGGTCCAACTACACAGGGGCCAGGTGGATTTGCAGTAGAATCTACTGATCCAGAATATGTATCCACTGAGGAAATTGATGATTTTATAGGTCAAGGCCCACCACAAGGCCCATCTGTCCCAAGATATGATCTTGAAGGTGATAAGTTTTACGGGATAGGTGGACAATATATAGACCCTGTTACGGGTATAGTATTAGGTGACTATGAACCCGTAGGGAGCCAGGGACTTGAAGAAGTAATGAATAAAACTTATTACGATGTTTTTGATCCAGCAACATATGGGATTGTGCCTGGTCTTGCATTAAATGAGTTACGTCGTGTTGGTTTAGGCATCGAATATATTAGAGACAATGCTCAAGAATTATATGCTCAAAATCCAGACTTTTTACAAAGCTGGTGGCAAAACAATTTTTTGCCTGTTTATAATCGAATTGCGCGTGGTACAACACGTAATGTTGAATCAAGTGGAGGTTTACCTGCATTTAATCCGTTTGGCGCAGCATGGAAGATAATGAACGGTGCGTCACCTATTCCAGATCAAGCCTTGCAATTCCCTGACTTTCCACAGTTTGGTTTATCTGTTGATCCAGGCGCAGCAGCAGACATACGTAATACAGTGTTAGATGGTATCGATCCTTTTACAGCTGCAGACTTTGGCATTGGTGCAGATGATCTGGATGCGTTTTTTGGTCCGATCACAGACCGTATGTCAGGACTATATGATGAGTTTCAACAGAGTGGGTATGGTGGAGTATCCGATCTGTTGGGCAATTTAGAAAACAGGTTAGGGCGCATAGAATCATTTGACGCGGGCGAGGACTTTTTAAAAGATCCAACACGCTCTGCACAAGACCTATTAGAGATTTTATACGGAACAGGTGGAGGCACGGGACCAGAGGGATTAGGTATAGCTGGCTTTCGCGCACCGGATTCTCTTCAACAGTTATCCGATACCATAGGCACGTTTGGACCAGGGGGTACAGGTATTGGAGGACAAATCTCCGCTTTACAAGACGCTTTGAGTAACATCGATCTTAGTAGCCTTTCAGCACCAACGGGATTGGATGATCTGGTTAGCCAGATTACTAATCTGGGCGCACTCACAAGTCCAGCGGTAGCAGGTATTGGGCAACTGCAAAATGCGTTAGGTGCATTTGATCAGCAGGATCGCGCAGCACTGGATATGCTCATGCAGATCATAGGTCCACAAGGTATCGCCAGCCTTAATCCAAATGAACTAAATGCAATGTTGGACCAATTCAAAGGATTGGCATCTGGCATGTTCGAACTGCCTGACTTTGAACAACTACTTGGTCCACAATTAGACAATCTACTCGGACCGGGATCTGAGTTTTACCAAGATGTCATCGATAATATTATTCAAAAGGTTCCAACGGCTGAAGCGATAGGACAATCTATTGAACTACCACCCGTAACAGTCGCAGGTGGACCAGGCCCAAGTCCAGGACCAGGCCCAAGTCCAGGTCCAGATCCTTCAGTAGATACAGGTGGGTTATCAGACTTTTTGGAAAGTTTAAAAACAGGCATCGAACAAACTTCTGCGTTAGACACAGATCCTATCACATCGGAATACCTACGAACGCAAGACCCAATCACTCAATCATTTCTCGCTGATTTGTCAGACCAACAAGAACAAGACGAACAAGAAATGATGGAACAGTTGCAGCGTTTCGGGATTATTACATCTGGTGAAGCTGGTGAGCAGATGTTTGACTTGGCAAGCGCACAACGCAGAGAAGAGTTGGATGTCTTGTCTGATGCAGCAACCAGAGTCGAAGAGGAGCGTAGAGGCAGATACGCTGATGCTCTTGAGCTTGGCAGGACTCTGCAACAGCGTGAGATCGGTCTGGCTGAACTGCTTGGGGTTATCGATGGCGAGAAAACCCTGGCAGGACGCGAATACGATCTGGATATACTGGCTACAGTTATTGCAGCGATGGACCCAAATCTGGATCTCACGGGAGCCAGCGAAGAACAGAACCTGCTTGCCAGCGTATTGCTCGACATGCTAAACAGAGATCCAAATGCTACCGCATCAGATTTTATTGCAAGAATCAGAGAATCTTTAAACCTACCAGGAGGTAAATAAAATGCCAATGGACCCATTATTAGGATCGTTGTTGTTATCAGGAGGCAAGGGAATGCTTGAAGGATTTTTGGGCAACCGTGCAGCTAAAAAACAACAGCGACAACAGGCACGCGCAGACGCTTTTTCAAACATTCAACAAGCGTTGGGCAACAAGGGAGCAACGAGTCAACAGATGCAGAGCAGCATGGGTCCAATGGGCGCAGCTGCAATGGGTATGATGAACAACCAGGGCGTACAAGATCGTTTACTTGAGTTTCTTACTGGAGGTGCAGATAAAACTACTGGTTCAGCGCAAGATGTATTAGGTCGTTTGGGTGGAGCAGTAGGTGGAGCTATGGGTGGAGGAATGAATAACGCAGCACAACAAGCTATGCGCCAATCCTACGAAATGGCGAACAGAGCACGACAAAGACCATTAGGCCAATTAGGTGGAATGAGATAATCATGGCATCACGCACTGAACGCATTTTAAATCCGTGGGCTTTAAAAGCACCCAATTTGCAATGGGCGCAGAACACGTATGAGGGCGTTGTTGGTTTAGATCCACAAGGATTTATCATTTTTAAAGACGCGGACTCAGGTCGTAAAGCAATGGATCAGGAGCACCGCGTAGAGGTGGGAAAAGGCATCAATGTTCGTGACCATTTAGCCACTCATGTTGGTGCAGAGGCAGATTCATCTGGATACGAAGATGCGTTAAGAAATGTACCAGCGATTGCATCTCAGTTGAGTGGACAGTCAGTAACTGTAGACACTCCATTAGCTGATATTGATCCTGTTGTTTACAAACAGGCTGTAGCGCGTTCAGAGGGCGCAACACCAGAGGGAATGAAAACATTCTTTCCAGAGCAAGACAGTACAGGCGTTACTAATTCAGATTCGTTATTGCCTGAGTTATTATCGGAGTCAGATAGGCAGCCAAAGCTACAAACAAGGCCAGTGGCTATAGAGGGTATCGTAGATACCAGATACGATCCTGACATGCCTTTTCTAATAAGTTCAAAAAACCCTGATTATAGAGTCCTTCCAAGTGGCAATGAAATGTATAATTGGTGGGGTACTGGTGCTCCTGGTGCTAATGCAGAGGATTCAATTCGTAATGAAGAAGGTGAACTGATTAACGATCCTTTTGAAGCTCGACTCAAACGGATAATGAAAGAAAGAAGTCCTTCTTTAGGTAATTTACAAGTTCGACCAATCGACCTCAATCAATCTCCACCAGTAGATGAACAGCAAAAAAAACCTCCTTCTTTATTAAGAGATTTAGCACCGCTAACATTAAAAGATTTATTACCGCAACAAGAAGTAAACAATCAATCTCCACCAGTAGATGAACAGCAAGAACGGCCTACAGGAAAAATTTCTTCGGCTGATAAGTACGGACCCAAAATGATTGATGGCAATTTGTCTGTTGGCGTTGAACCAGGAACGGATTACACACGGGTCTACGATAAAAGTGAACTCTTACCAAATTTAGGGAATGTCCGTTTTGGAGCACAAAATAAGGATTTTATGCCTGACTTTTTAAGGCAACAACATAAGATGTCAAATCCCCTAAGAGGGATTGTTGTAGATCCAATGGATGATTATTCACAATTAGATTTGGATATCAGTAAAGACCAGCGGTTTACACCAGAAAATAAAACTCCACCTTCAGAAACTCTATTTTCCCGTATACAAACACCTCCAACTTTAACGCCTGACGAAGCGTTTGACATTGGAACTGAAGAGTCAAAAGATGATCGCTTTAGTAAATGGGCGAGAGAAACTAAAAGAATACAAGATGCAAATGTCGTAACTGAAGAAGAGGTCGATGAAACACAAGATCCATCTACTGATTTAGTGCAAGGCAGAATGTTTCCAGAAGGAGAAGAAATAAATCTTGTTGCAAGCACTGAGGGCGATGAGATCGATCAAATAATAACAGAGGAAGAGCAAAAAGCATCTACTACTGTTGCACCTAAAACAACAACTACAACAACTACAACAGGTACCACAACTCCATCTGCGGTGACTACTGAAGTTCCTCCTTCGACTAAACGTGATGATGGCTTGTATGGAGGAAAGATGTTGCCAACTCTGCTACAGGCATTAGGTGCAGGTGGAGCATCTTATCTTGAAAATAAAGCTATTAAAGATGCTAATGCAGCTACTCGTCAAAATCAGGCAAGAGCTAATTTGATTAACGCATTAGCCAGGGGAGGTCGAGCAGGTGCTGTTACGGAAACGCCAACTACGGGAATGGGAACAGCGTTATTTAAATCACTTTCTTCATTAGGTGAAGGTGAAGAAAGAAGAAGAAAAGAAGCTGCCGATGAAGCATATCGTCAGCAACGGTTGGAGTTGGATAAGGAAAAACTGGCTGCAGACACAGAAAACAAAAAAAAGGTATTAGCAGCAAAAAACACGGTAGCTGAACTTCGATCACACAAAGATGCTGTTACCCAAATATCAGAGTTTTTAGAAAACGGAGCCAAATCAGGGCGCGTTAATTACAAAAATTATAAAGAGCAAATAGCTGCAAGTCCTGCTATAGCTCAATTATTTGCTCAACTGCCTGATTCACATAAGCCTCTGGCATTGTCCGGTTTAGCTCTTGGGTTATCAACAAGAGAAACTCCACCCGAACCTGTAGAATTGAAGTCGATGGTTCAGACTATGCGTGATCTGTATTACGCCATAGAAGATCCAAGTAATTGGCTTAAGGCTGCTGGATACAAGCGGTTAGGATCATTAGGTGAATTGTTGTATGGAACAGAAGGTGATTTTGATTCAATTATTCAAAGTCAATTCATGCCAGCGCGGACAACGTATGATGGTGTAAGATCAGCCAATACATTGCGATTGGCCAGCGCATTTAACCAGGGTAGACCATCGGATAAAGACGCACAGCTGGTATCACGATTGATACCGCAGTTTGGTTTAAGCGAAGCTGTAAACGAGGCTCGTTTTGCAGTTCTTGAGCAGATGGCTGCTTTAGCAGAGGAGATGGCAAAAACAGGTTTTGATCCATTGGCTGCTGGTTACGGAGAAAACTTCTTAACACAAAGCGGTGCAGTAATTATTGGAAAGGATGGAGTGCCAAAACTTGATGTTGAAAAACTTCGGAGGATTTATGGTTCTGAGCCAATAGAAACCGCTACAACAACCTCTACAGGTCAACAAGCCAAAGGTAAAGTGATAGTTAAAACTCCCCCTACAAGCGATCCAGATTTACCGTACGATGAAACCATACAGGTCAAAGAATGAGAGTATTTAATTCACACGAAGAGCTTGGCGAAGAGCTTAAAAAAGCCTATCCCGAACAATATCGAAAAATAAATACCAAACAGTTAGGTCTGGAATATGCTAAAAAGAATCCAGAGGCTGTACGTATTAAAGGGTTTACTGAGGCGTGGCAAACGCAGGATGTAGATTTCGATCAGCTGAAAGAAAACATTCTCCCAAGCGTAGGAAACCTGTTCGTTGAAACGGGAGAAGGTCTATACGATGTCGCTAAACAAGTAGCCGATCCAAATCAATCGTTTTTGGCAAATGTAGCTCGTATCGGTGCTGGAGGAATAGATGTGTTGGGACGTAAGATGGGTGCAGACATCGATCTCGCGTCACCGCAATCCGAAGAGATGGCCAGCTTGATTGGTGGGGAAATATCTCAATCGCTAACACCTGCAGGAATATCAAGAGATCCAGCTGGCGCATTAGCTAATCTGGCTGGAGCCGTATCCCTTCCGTTACGAGGTACAGCGTTAGCTGCACGCGGAGCTAAATTGGGTAAAGCAGCGAGTGGATTAAGTAAAGTGGCTGATAAGGCTGAGTCTCTGGACCCAACCGTAGCCCTATATAGAGGAGCTAAATATGTACCTCGTAAAGTTAAAGAATGGGCAGGTAGTATACGCAGACCCGATAAAGGATTGGCATCCGAATACGTTGATGAAACATTAGGGTATTCAACCTCTGCTGGTCCTGTAGCTATAGCTGCCTTGCGTGAAATAGCTAATGAAGGAAAAGGCGATTTGGTGCGTAGCTGGCGTAACCAGGAGCGCACTGGATTATACACTAAAGCGTTTGATGAAATTAAAAAGTCAACACAAAGCGTAAATAAGCAGGGTGAAATAGCCTATAAAAGAGCTATGAATGAATTAGATCCACTAATGAGTCAAAACTATGGCAATTTAGATCGATTAAAAGCTAACATAGTTAATAGGCTGAAAGAAGATTTTGGCGATGGTATACGAATAACGAGAGATAGGACTGAGAGTATAGCAGGAGGTAGGAGTGCAGGTTCAAAACTAACCGAAGTAGAGGATGTCAGGATTGTAGTCAACATTGACGATGCCAGTGGTGTATTACCTGAGTTTCGCGGAATACTTAAACAGGATCTTGAAGATGTTTTAAACTGGCAGCCCGGTAAAACAGGAAAAGAAATAAACGATTGGCGTAAACAGTTAGACAAAAAAATTCAGCAGATGGATGGACCTGCAGATTTTCGCGGAGAGCGTACACCAAGCGCAGCTGCATTCAATGTTCGAACGACGTTACGCAAAGCAATACAGGACGACATAAAAGATACTTATGGTCAACCGTATATCGATGCGATGGCAGAATACGAGCGTATTGCTGAACTGAAACGCAATCTGCAAAATACGTTTTCTATTACAGGGACTACGTTCGATAAAGTCAAACGTGAACAGATCGTAGCTGAACTGTATAACGCTTACAATCAGAATCCTCGTCAGCATATACGTCCAGAGCTGTTAAAAGAGCTGGAAGATTTATCAGGTAATCCCAACATAAGAGCCATGACGTTAGGTGGGTTGTTTAATCCGTTTGTATCGAAGGGATTGGCGCAACGTGCTGAAATATCCAAATACCTTAGAGGATTGGCAGCAATCAGTGCAGCAGGTATAACAGGGGATGTATTAACAGGCGCACTTACGTATGTAGCTACGTTTCCGCTCCAGTTGATTTATAACCCAAGAGCAGCATCGGAAATTGTTCTCCGCGCCTCCAGAGGTAAACCCCCTGGCTTACGAAACAAGATAAGTCAATCATACGATACGATGGCGTTTTGGTATAAAAGTTTACCGGATGAAGTTAAAAGTTTTATACAGCAGTTACCTCCGAACACACCCATGAATCGTGCGTTAGAGCGTGTGGCAACTCAATACGATTTAGATGTAGCTGATGTGCAAGCAGACGAACAAAGCCCCGAAGGATCATTCTTAAAAACGCTATCTAAGGCGAGATAAAATGAGCACATATACCAGAGTAAAAACTTTTGTCGCTAATGAGACTTTAACGGCCTCAGATTTAAATAATGAATTTAACAACATTATTACAAACACTAATTCATCAAATTTAAATAGCGATAATATCAGCACCAGTGCTGCATGGACATGGACCGGAGTGCATACTATGAGCACCAGTTCATCGCTCAATTTCAATGATGATATTTACCTTAAATTCGGGACCGCACCAGACTACTTGTTGCGGTATAACAATTCTAATACTGCCCTGGAACTCACAACATCAAACTCGGATGGAAGTGGGACCGATGCTACGGTTATCGATATACAGGATGGCACGGACGATGTGCGTATTCGTGGTGGTTTGGCCACAGACAATAATACTGCACCTACTACGGGCCTCAAGGTTGGAGGCGTTATAGTTTCAGACACAGACAGTACAGACGATCTTGGCACAACATCGGTCAGGTGGGCAAACGTATACACGGATGCGATAGGTGATACGGGTCAGGCACTCACGG